ACAAAAACGGCGGGCCTACGTTGACCTAAGTCCTTACCACATATAGACTTAGGATAAAAATGGGGGGCCATAGGGGGTTTTCTGTTCAAATAGGTAAGTCTGGTAATCTAGGTAAAACACCGGGGTGGTTCACTCGCAATACAACATGATATCAAATATGTCTAACCTAATAGTTTCAGATTGTGCCAATGATACGAATATTGTGCATCTATTGAACCACGCTGCATATAATAGCTACGGAGGAAACAAAAAATGCCAAAGAAAAAAACACAGAATATAGAGGCCCAACTTAAAACTAAAAGTATGGCCCAGCTAGATAGGGAAATTCGTGAGATATTAAGTAAGCCCGTTCCAGATGTAGATATGTCTGATTTATTCGCCAGTGGGAACTATACATCATACTCGCCACCACACACTATTCATGGAATTCCATACGAACAAGCCCTAGAGGAAAAATTAAGGCTTGAAGATGAAAATTCCTAAAAATCTCACAGAACAAGAAGTCATAGATACTATAACTAAGATCGCCCGACAACTGGCCCCCAAATTTGTTTTTGCATCATATGAGGTTGACGATATATTCCAAGAGGCCGTAATTATAGGAATAGACGGAATGGAAAAGTATGATGAATCTCGCCCATTGTCAAATTTCTTATTTACCCATATCTCAAATAGATTAAAGAATTTTAAACGCGATAATTACTATAGATTAGATATTGGTAGCGCCCAACAAATACAAGATCGCAAAAAACACCTTCTTGAACCTATTGGTATAGATAATATATATGCTGTATCTTCTAAAGAAGACGCCCCAAATAATATTCACATAACTGAGATCTTAAAATATATCGATGAGAAACTTCCCGCCAAATATCGCCGCGACTATCTTAAACTAAAGACAAACTCTCCTTTGCCTAAAAGCCGTAAGGCTATAATTCTTAACATCATCAAAGAAATATTAAACGAAGGTGAAGATAATGAAAAAGGGTAGATTTACTACTGATGAAATGAAATTTATCGAGGCGAATGCCGAGGTTCTTTCGAGTATTGAAATAGCCAAAGCATTAGATAGAGATCCAGAATCTATTCGTAATTGGATCGGTCTGAAGATCGGATTTTCTACTAAGCAAAAAAAAGAAGCTGAAGTTGCAAATGAATTAAAAACTAAGCCTTACTATAAAGAGCTATTTTCACAATTCTCTCCAGAAGAATTAGAAATGTTTGAGTTTCATTTTAAGAAAATGTGGAGTCAGTTTAAAGACGATGTGTTCCATACTGAAGAAATGCAAATAGTGGATACTATTAAATTAGAAATATTGATGAATAGAATTCTAAGGGGCCAACAAGATACCCAACGGGAAATTGTTCTCAATGAGCGTCTAATACAAGATGAAAAAGCAAAAGATAAAGATATGCGCGACGTAGATCTAATAGTCAATTTAGAGCGTCAGGTGGCAATGTTACGCGCATCACAAGAAACATTATCTAGAGACTATAAAGATCTACAGTCACGTAAAGCAACAATGTTAAAGGATCTTAAAGGAACACGCGAACAAAGAATTAAAGCGATTGAAGATTCTAAGCAAACATTTGCTTCACTAGTAAAAAAAATAGCTACTGATCCACAATATAGAACTACGATAGGAATAGAAATGGAAAAAATGCGATTGGCAATGGAATACGAAAAAGAACGCTTATCAGAATATCACACCTATGAGGACGGACAAGTAGACCAGCCATTTTTAACATCTGACACCATACAAGAATAAGGAACATAGGTTATGAAAAGAGCTTTAGTATTTGGGATTACTGGACAAGATGGAAGTTATTTAGCTGAGTTTTTATTAAAACAGAACTATCATGTTACAGGCGTGGCAAGAAGAGTTTCGGTAGATACAACACAGAGATTAAAGCATATTGATAACAATAGGCTAGATATTATTGAGGGCGATATTAGTGATCAATTCTGTGTCTCAAATATTATAAAGTCAAATACTCCAGATGAAATCTATAATCTGGCGGCTCAATCGCATGTTGGTACTTCTTTTAAACAGCCATCTTTAACTTGGGAAATAACCGCTGGCGGATGTCTAAATATTCTAGAATCAATACGATGTTTAAATCTTACCCAGCATGTAAAATACTATCAAGCATCTTCTAGCGAAATGTTTGGTAGAAATTATGATACCAACAATGGTCTTAAATATCAAGATGAAAATACTAAATTTCAACCACAAAGTCCATATGCTATTGCCAAACTTGCTGCACACCATCTAGTAGATAATTATCGTAATTCTTATGGGCTTTATGCGTGTAGTGGTATATTATTCAATCATGAATCTGAAAGACGCGGAGAACAATTCGTAACACGTAAGATTACTAAGTGGATTGGCAGGTGGTATAATTCTAATAATAAGCCGACTTTTCCAGCATTGAGATTGGGCAATTTAGAGGCGCATAGGGATTGGGGTCATGCTGAAGATTACGTAAGGGCGATGTGGCTTATGTTACAACAGCCAAATGCTTCAGACTATGTTATTGCTACAAATGAGACGCATAGTATTAGGGACTTTTTAAATGAGGCATTTAATTATATAGGAATTAATGATTGGAATAATCTCGTTGTACAAGATCCAGAGTTTTATAGACCATCCGAGGTTGATTATCTTTTAGGAAAAGCTACTAAAGCAAATACAATGCTTGGCTGGATTCCAAATATCAGCTTCAAAAAACTCGTTCAAAGAATGGTAAATAACGATATAAATGAAGCGAAATTATAAAGACCCAGCATATGAAGCATTTAGAAAAGAGGTACTGAAGAGAGATAAATCTACATGTCAAATGTGTAGACAAAAGAAGAAGCTTCATGTCCATCATATTATAAAGTGGTCATCTGCTTCTTCACTACGATTCGATGTCTCTAATGGAATTACATTATGCAAAAACTGTCATGAGGAGATAAGTGGCAAAGAATCGTGTTATATCTCTTATTTCAACGAAATTATAAGGAGAAACGCAGATGGATAACAAATTAGATACAAACATTAAAAAAGTCGAATTTCCTATAGATGTTTCAGTTTCGCCAAAGCCTGTTGTAAAACAACTAACCACACAAGAGCAAATTCAAAATCTTAAAGCTGGTGGATTGCTTACAGTATCGATGGATGGAGCGACCTATAATCAGTTATATGATCAATTCAAGCCGCAGAGAAGGTCTGGTGTTTTATCATTTGCATTTGACTCAGATAAAAATTTAGCAACAATAAGAAACCTCAAAAGTAATGCAACCGAGCTATAAAGTAATTAAAGATACTAGAGAGCAGGATGGATGGTTTTTTTCTCCATACGATGCTTGTATAGGTATGGAGATTAAAACATTACATACAGGAGATTATACATTAGAAGGTTTTGAAGATGTAGTTTGCGTGGAGCGTAAAGCTTGTGTTTCAGAAATAGCAATGAATCTAGGCAGAAAAAAGGGCGCATTTAATGCAGAAATAGAGCGTATGAAAGATTATGCATTTTCTTTCATAATTTGTGAGTTCAGTATTGATGATATATTAAAATATCCAGAAGGATCACGGGTGCCAAGAACTTCTAGAAGTCAAGTTAAAGTTACTGGTAAATATCTTCTTAAATGCTTACTAGAATTTCAAATATGGTATAATACAAAAATTATTTTTTGTGGAAATAAAAACAATGCATTTTTAGTCTGTAATAGTTTATTTAAAAGGCTCAATGAACTTTTTCATAAGGAAAATAATAATGCACATGGAACTACCTAGCAGGGTATTTATTATGGGGCATGAGTTTGTTATTGAACCTCTTCCAAAAGAATTATTTGATTATACTGACACATATGGAGATTGTTGCACTGATAAAAGAGTAATAAGAGTATATTGTGAGACGCATTTATCAGTAATGAGGGATACTTTATTGCATGAAATATTACATGGGGTTTGGTCACTACTGGGGCTGGAAAAAAGGGAAGAAGAGGAAAAGGCTGTAAACTCTATGGCTACTTTACTTATTGGATGTATTGATGATCCACGAAATAAAGAAGTTATAGATTTTCTAATAAATAATGCAACAACAACAGATAATTAATGATGCTTGGCTTGGTATTCATGTAAATGAATCTAAGTTATTTAATCCTATGGATTTTGTTGTAGATGTCTCTGACAACGATAATCTATTGGAAAGAATAGCTTGGCTAATGATGCGGCCAGAGTATTTTTCATTTGTCTGTAAATATATAC